TAACATTATCACACAACGATTAGATATCCAAGAAGATCTAATTCGTCATATGATTCTAAATACGATTCGTATGTATAATAAGAAGTTCCGAGATAAATTCGGACAAGTTGTTATTGCCTGTGATTCTTCTTCATGGCGTAAAGACTATTATCCAGAATACAAATTTAAACGTAAATCTGGTCGTGAAGAATCTAGTACAGATTGGGATGAGATTTTCCGTATTATTAATCAGGTGCGTGAAGATATTGCATCTAATTTTCCGTACAAAGTTATTCAAGCACAAGGTGCAGAAGCTGATGATATTATCGGCACTCTTGTTGCTGAAACCCAAGAATTTGGTAAGCATGAAGATGTAATGATTGTATCTGCCGATAAGGATTTTATCCAACTTCAGAAATACGAGAATGTACGTCAATTCTCGCCAATGACTAAAAAATTCATTGAAGATAAAAATCCACGTTTATACCTATTTGAGCATATTTGCAAGGGGGATAGTGGTGACGGTGTTCCTAATATACTTAGTCCTGATAACACTTTTGTTGATGGTCTACGACAGTCTCCAATGACACAAAAGAAGATTGCATCATATATTGATTCGGACAATCTAGAAGAAACTATGGGTAAAGATATTTACCGTAATTTTGTTCGTAATAAAAAGCTAATTGATTTAGGTGAAATACCTGAAGATCTAAAACAAAATATTATAAATATATACGATAATGTTAAACCTGCGCATAAGATGAAGGTACTAAATTATCTAATTAAAAATCGCATGAAAATGCTTATTGAATCAATCGAGGAGTTTTATTAATGGCAGTGAATAAAATCAGTGACCTAACGGTTTTTGAGATGCTAAAGAATGTATCAGCCAAAAGATCAAAAGAAGAAAAACTAAATCTGTTACGAGAATATAACTCATTAGCTTTACGCGATGTTTTGAAAGGAGCATTTGACGATTCTATTATTTTCATTCTTCCTGAAGGAGAACCACCATATAAACCTGTGGATCCTAAACAGGGAGTTCCATCGAGACTCGGTAGGCTATCAAAGCAATTTAGATACTTTGCTTCTGGCGGTCCTGGCGAACGTATGCCTATGGCAAAAGTAGAACAGATGTTTATTCGTCTACTTGAATCTATACATCCTGACGATGCAAAGGTAGTATTAGCAATGAAAGAAAAGAAACTACACGAGATGTTTCCTAAGACAACATTGACTAAGAAGCTTGTATCCGATGCATATCCTGGATTGATTTCTAAATAAGTATAAATATCCTTATGAGGAAACACAATATCATATTTTCTCTTAAACCGAAGGTCGGCAGGATCACTCTTGTCTGGCCTTTTTTTATTTCCACTAACCGCGGAGGATTCCAAAATATCTAAAAAAATTCGGCAAACACACACTGATGTTTATGGGAGAAATGACATGCAAGGATCTCAAATCGAACGATTAAAAAAAGATTCTAAGGAATTGAAACACTACATCAAGAAGGTAGAGAAAAAAGGAAACGAAACGTTAGCCTATAAACTACAAAGAAAATATAACTATCTGACTAGCCGTATCATTGATATCGAGGAGGCAATGCAAAATTGTTGATATAGCTGTTTACATTTGGCGTAAACTGTGATATAATATTACTATATTAAACAATTGAAGGTCTATATTATGAATATGTTTTATTTACATCCTGATCCGGTTATCGCTGCGCGTATGCAATGTGATAAACACGTGAACAAGATGATCATTGAATCAGGCCAAATGTTAAGTACGAGTCATCGAATGCTCGACGGCGATATAGAAGTAAGACCATCAAAATCCGGTAAGCGTATGGTTAAATACTGGAAACTAGATGGCGATAAGGAAAACATCCTTTACAAAGCCGTTCACATGCATCACCCTTGTACAGAGTGGACAATGGAATCATTGGAAAATTATGATTGGCACTATAGACACTTTATTGCGTTATGTGACGAGTATACATATCGCTATGGTAAAGTGCATAAGACAGATACAGTGCTACGTGATATCTTAAAGACCCCACCAAAAAATCTTACAAAGATTTTACGTACTCCTATACGACTTGCTATGAAGTCTAATCCTGAGTGCATGTTCCCAGAAGATCCTGTAAAATCTTATAGAATGTACTATAAAACTAAAGTTAACAAATTCAAAATGGTCTGGACTAAACGACCAAAACCGGAGTTCATGGATGCTATATACGTATAAATGTAAAGCGTGTGAAGAAATTTGGGATGAGACTCATTCAATGGATGATCGAAAAATTCCCGAGGGTTTACCTTGCCCAAAATGTAATAAAGAAGGTGAAGTGTATCAATACCTAGGAGCTGCTCCAAAAATCGTACGTGAGTCTGGTACTAGACTTAAGACAGATGATGGATTTAAAGAAGTTCTTTCTAAGGTACAAGAGAAATACACAATTAATAATATTGATAAGAGTAGATATTAATGGCAATGACCCATAAGCTACGGTTAGAAGATCTGGTTGAGATCGAACCGTTAACAGAAAACCAGAAGAAGGTATTTAGTGAATATGATCAAGATCAATCGCTCGTGCTTGCTGGATCCGCAGGAACTGGCAAAACATTTATGGCGTTATCCTTGGCTCTTGAAGAGGTACTTGACAGAACAACACCATACGAAAAAGTAGTTATTGTTCGTTCAATTGTTCCTACCAGGGATATTGGATTTCTTCCAGGTAATGAGGAAGAAAAGAAAGACGCTTATACTGGACCTTATAAGTCTGCAGTAGCAGAACTATTTAATGATCCAGAAGCTTGGTTAAAACTAACAAACACAAATATTATTGAATTCATTTCAACATCATTCATTCGTGGTACAACGTTGAGGAACGCGATTGTAATTGTTGATGAAATGCAGAATCTAAACTTCCATGAATTAGATTCTATTATTACACGTATTGGACATAATTGCCGATTCATTATGTGTGGTGACTATTATCAATCTGACTTCGACAAGGAGAAAGACAAAAATGGCATACTAAAATTTCTAGAAATCATTGAATCACTCAATAGGTTTTCAATTATTGAGTTCGGTTGGGAAGATATAGTTCGTTCAGATTTTGTACGTGACTATATTATGACTAAAGAGATGTTAGAAAGAGATGGCAAAATTTAAACGATTTGATCCTAGTAATAAGAAAGCAAACAAACATAAAAGTAAAACAAGGGATGGTTCAGCATTCAGAAAAATTAAGAGTGTAGAAACCAAACATAAACGTTATGAGAAAGATATTTGAACATGAAAAAGTGGATCTTGGATATGCAGATCTGGATGCTAACACTACCTCAAATGGTAGACTATATAGTACTCCTAGCGGCGGTCTTCCTAGTATTACTACTGTTCTAAGTATATTAAGTGAAGAACATATACAGCGCTGGCGCGCACGTGTGGGTGAGGAAGAAGCAAATAAGATTTCTCACAGAGCATCAACAAGAGGTACTGCTGTACACTCTATAATCGAGAATTATATAAATAATGAAGAAAACTATCAAGAAGGCTTCATGCCAAACGTCGTCGAAAACTTTAGAGCCGTGCAAAACGTCCTCGACACGAGGATCGGGAAGGTTTATGGTCAAGAAGCGCCACTTTACTCTGATCATCTTGGTGTGGCTGGGCGCGTTGATTGCGTCGCTGAGTTTGATGGTAAACTTAGTATTATAGACTTCAAGACTTCAAGAAAATTGAAGAAAGAAGAATGGATTACTAATTACTTCATACAAGAATCCGCTTATGCGATTATGTGGGAAGAACGAACAGGTATGCCAATTACACAATTGGTTACCATTATTTCTGTAGACGATGAAGATCCACAAGTGTTCATTGAACACAGAGACAATTGGACTTCAAAATTAATCGAGACTATTAATGAATACAAAAGACGAAAACTTTTCGGTATGTGATTTATTATTAGAAGCTCATAAGCAAATAGATATTTGTTGCGAGACTCTTTGTGACAAATCTGTGGTCAAAGCTTATATTGAAGCTTTGGAAAATAAAGTAGATGAACTTGAACAACAACTAAGGAAGTGTAATAATGGCTAGAGTGACTGGTGCAATCGGATCAAATGGTCCATGGGTATCCCCAAACAAGAAAACCTCAATCGGACGTGGAAACATTAAATTCTCCTCAATGAACAAATCTAAGAAAAGTTCATTCAAAAAGTACCGTGGCCAGGGCAAATAAAGCCACTTTATAGGCCTATAAAAACTTTTTTCGCAAAAAAGTGAAAAAAAGTATGTACAAACCCCAAAAAGCAGTGTATAATATACCTATAAATGAGAGAAATAATGGAGAAAGTTATGGAATATACTGCTGAAATTTTTAAGAAAGACGGTCGAGTTAAAGTTACTAAACACAACCCTAACGGTGAACGTGAAGTTGCTAAGATCGATTTCGAAGGTGTAAATTACAAAGCTCTTGAAGAAGCATTGGCAAATGATTGGCCAGCTGATAAGGGTTTCCGTTTTGAGATCTTCGAGACTTTCGTTGAGAAACGAAACGCTATTTCTGGTAAGACTTTTGTTGAGCGTTACGATACTCCGTATTACTTATCGCCTTCTTCAGAAACTTACTGGTGTAGCTAATAGACACACAAAAAAAGTGACAATTAGGTGTGTACAAACGCACCTAATTATGATATAATAATACTATAATATGAATAAGGAGATGTGAATGTGTTATGTGAATCCTGATAAAACCATCTTGGTAGATGCCGATGGTGTTTTGTTAGACTGGGTTTACTCTTTCACAGCTTGGATGGACCGTCACGGTTACGAAGTTAAAGTTCCAGGTGTTTACCGCATGGATACACGTTACGGTTTAGATCGAGCTGAGGGAAAGAAACTCTGTCGAATGTTTAATGAATCTGCAACAATTCGTAAGATTCCTCCTCACAAGGATGCAATCAAATATGTACGTAAGTTGCACGAGGAACACGGTTATGTGTTTCGACTAATTAGTTCTTTAAGTAATGATGAATATGCTCATCGTTTACGTACTAAGAACTTAATTGAATTGTTTGGTCCTACTGCTTTCGAGACTTATGTCTACCTAGATACTGGTGAAGACAAAGATGAAGCTCTAGCTCCATACAAAGATAGTGGTTGTTATTGGATTGAAGATAAACCTGAAAACGTAGACAAAGGTATTGAATACGGTTTAGAAGGTATCTTGATGAATCACGATCACAACGATGATTATGATGGTCCAGGTCGTGTTGTAAACAACTGGAAAGAAATCTACGAGATCATCACAGGCGCGTAAGAGCTATAAAAAAGTTTTATACAACTTTTTGCGTTTTTACGCTTTTTTTATGATATATAATATTAACAAATAATAATATAATAATATATTATTAAACTTTAAATGAGCGTCGTGAGACGCCCCAGTCCTAATAAGGGAGAAATGAAAATGAAAAAAATTATCGCAATCGCAGCAATCTTGGTATCAACTCAATCTTACGCATTCTTTGATGATGGTAATGCTAACGGCACTTTCGTTAATAACGGTAAAGCAGACGTAACTGGCAATGCTACAGGCGAAGGTGAAGGTTCATTCAATATGAGCTTCACTGGCGAAGGTGCTACTAAAGGTAAAACCAATTTTGTTGGTAACAATAACGGTTCAATCAACGGTCGTGCAGATGATTCACGTGACACCGGTGCAATGAACGGTATCGCTGATAATGCGGCTTCAGGTCGTGGCGAAGGTGACGCGTCAGGTAAAGCTCAATTTGCTATGAGCTTCGCAGGTCGTGCAAAAGCTAATGGTGATTTTAAAGGTAACGGTAACTTAGATAACAACAATGCGTTTGCATCTCAGTCAACCCCTTACTATTACGCTCCAGTAGCTAAGTAAAATATCTCCCCCTTTGGGGGGATTTTTGGAGAATAATATGGCTGAATATGCTGTAGACGAAGAAGGTTACTTAGCTAACCTAAATGATTGGACACCAGAGATTGCTGTTGAATTAGCAGAAGATGAAAAACTTCCACTAACAGACGATCACTGGGAAATTATCAATATGTTACGTGAGTACTA